TCCTTTTTAGTATCAGATATTTTTGTTTTAGTTTCATCTGTATGATTTTTACCATACATTGGATGATTAGAACCTTTTTTAGCATCAGACATTATTTTTTTTGTTTTATCTGAATGATTTTTACCAAACCACGGATTATTTTCTCCTTTATTAGCATCTGACATTATTATTTTTGAAGCATTAGAGTGTTTACGTCCAGACATTGGAGCACCAGGAACCTTTGCTATATTGTATTCAGGATTAAACAGATCTCAATAATGTTTTTCTCTTATTAAACACTTCTCAGGTTCACAGTACTCTAGAATAGTAAGAGAAAAATTACAATAACCATCTTTAAACAGAGCACGACAAATATACATAGAGGTATTGGTAAGTAAATGATTAGTATTAAAATATTTTATAAATCTTGTTTTTAAATTCTCAGAAGAACCGATATATTTTTTATTATTAATATTATTTATTCACATATAAATACCTGATTTATTCTTATTATCTGAAAGAATTTTATCTTTATCAGCCTCAACATTAGAATAACTTTTGATTGGAACTATAGCAGCAAGAACAAAGTATCCCTGAAAAATTTCCCAACCCAGGACCAAAAAAATTCATTAGTTTCTTCTGTACCATACTGATAATGGCGAGGTTAGGATTAATTTGAATTTAAACCCGATTGTAAAGGAAGAAAACCCAAATAATGAGGATATGAAAAGAAGCTAAGCACAGGCGTAAATAATTAGATAATTCAGGAGAAGCGTTAGATTCAGAAAAGAAAAAGAAAAGTGCGCTACCTTTGGTTGATGTCAACAAAAATAATAAAGTAAATAATTATAGGAATATCTCTTCAATTAAATATAAAATATTAGATAGGTTCACACTCCTACTCGCAATGACCAGTAAGTTTATGTAAGATCTGGCTTAATGATCTAAATAATGAAAGAAATGATGAAGGATTTATTTAACTGCCCCGCAAGGACGGCTCGAAGAGAGGAGATGATTCAATTTATGAGCGACCTGTCCAAGATTTTACAACTTGTTGTGAAAGCGCAGGCGGGAGCGTGGAGGCGCTAGCCTCTGAATAATCGGGCAATGAGGTTACCAAAGGTGGGTTCTGCGGAAAGAAGAGGATTCGAACCTCTAGGCCTAAGCAACAGATAGCAACTGTTTTGTCCTACCAATAACAATCTTTCCAGAAAGAACCAGCAAAAAAGGAGAAAAGCAAAAAGAAGCAAAGGTGGGGCTGGGAACCTACGGAGGGTTAGGCCCAGGCCCTTTATGTGCCCGAGATAAGATTTGAACTTATAGCCTTAGTAGCTTCAATACTCTGCTCAACCAGTTGAGCTTCTCGAGCTAAATAGGGGCAAGGTTGAGCCCTATTTATTTCTAAAAAAAAAAGAGCAAGAAAAAGTAAAAGCCAACCAGTTGGGCTGTCAGTTCCGGCGGGACTATAGATATAGCATGAGTTACGCGTTTAAATAACAACAAGGTCTTCCCATATCCAGCCTCACCGAAGCAAAGGAAAAGGGGCATCCAGCATCACAAGCTGGGAGAATACGCTAACCAAAATCCCAATTAATGGACACCTCGGGGTAAAAAGCTGAGATGTCCCCTGTTTTCGCAGGCTACCCACAGTCAAGTGGACCCACTAGATAAAGAAGAAACTCTGTGTCGCTCCACCAGGTTTAATTAAGTCATATCTGTCCGACGGGTTTATAGGATGAAGCAGGATATATCCATAGCAGCTCCAAGTATCACTGTCCAAAGCGGAAAAGGTCCAGATCAGGTGCCTCAATACTTCCAAAAATTCAGGTTGAATTCCTACTACCAGCTACCAAGGAAAGCTACAGACATAAACTAAAGGACAGAGCCGCTAGTGAACAACAGGAACAAGCAGCATCTAACATCAAAAGTTAGGTGGAATGCAAAGCTAAAGAGAGGAATCCGTTAAAATTCCAGAAAACTGCTAGAGGATAGTAGGGATAGTCTAAACATATGTGTTGTTCCCATTACTAAGTCCGACTATAATAGGAATTCTGCAATATTGAACTACCATTAAAAGAAGATAATATTCCTGCCACTTGTGTTGGTTCCATCATTCAATATTGCAGGGTTAGCTAAAATTAAGCAAATAAAAGAAGAAAAGCAAAGAATAAAGGGGAAACAGATATAAAAATAAAGAAATGCCGGTTTTAATTCAAATATCAAAAAAAAAAGATATTAAGAATGTATCAAAACGTAATAAAAGATACACCCAGATTTTATAGAAAGCCAAAAGAACAAGCCAACAAAGCAAAATGATTAGGAGATAGAAAGAAGCTAAGCACATTCTAATATATTAGATAATTAAGGAGAAACGTTAGATTCATAAAAGAAAAATAAAAGTAACAGCTTATTTAATAATTATAACTTTTTAAAAGTATACTGACCTTTATATGGTTTCTGTTGATTTCTACTAAAATAATCAGAAATTCGACATATATTTATATTTAAGGCTTTTGCAGCTTCACTAATAGAATTATAAGAAGTCGTAGTATTATTTTTAATATCAGTAACTTCTATTTGTTGAAAGGGACTTCCTGCTCCTTCGGGTCTTGGTCTACCTTTATTAGCTTCTGACATGATTGTTTTAGTTTCTTCTGTATGATTTTTTCCATACATTGGATTCTTCTCTCCTTTTTTAGTGTCTGACATTATTTTTTTAGTTTCCTCTGTATGATTTTTACCAAACATAGGATGATTTTCTCCTGTCAGAGCATCAGATATTTTGGTTTTAGTTTCATCGGTAAGAGTTTTTCCTGTCATAGCATCAGAGATTTTTGTTTTACTTTCCTCTGAATGTTTACGTCCAGACATAGGAGCACCAGGTTCCTTTGCTATATTGTATTCAGGATTAAATATATCCCAATAATGTTTCTCTCTTATTAAAAGCTTATCAGGTGAACAATATTCAATAATAGTCAGAGAAAAGTTGGGATATTCATGTTTAATCAGAGCACAACAAATAGCCATACTTTGATTTCTTAATAAATAGTTAATATTAAAATATTCGTTGAATCTTCTTTTTAAATTCTCTGCACTTCCAATATAGCGTTTACCATTTTTGGAATTTTGAAACATATAAATACCGGATTTATTTGTATTTTCTTTTAGAATTTTAGATTTATCAGCCTCAGTATTAGAATAAGTTTTAATAGGAATAATAGCGCAAAGTACAAAAGGGATCGATGTAAAATTATGAAATCCAAGTAAGCCCGCTGTAGTAGAGAACATAGAAACTAAATCACTACTAGACATTAAAAATATTTGCTCTATTAATATTAATAAAATAATAAAGGTAAATTCGAGAATTCTAAATTGTTCTCACATTTTAATGAGGTTATTTAGAAATATTTCTAAAGAACTATCTGTATATTGGGTTAATAACAAGGAAGAAATTTTCCTTGCCGTTGCTCCCATTGATTTTTTTGAACGTCTGGGCTAATATACAGCTAATAATAGTATAGCTCCTTTCATACATAGAGAAAGGTCAAAAATCTAAACCTGCCGGAGGCAGTAAAGTAAAACAAAGATACAGGACATCCTGTAGGTACAAATAAAGAAAGAATACAGTGACAGCTTATTTTATGTTTATAACTTTTTAAAAGTATACTGACCTTTATAAGGCTTTTTTTGATTACGAGCAAAATACTTAACAATAATAGCATTTTGGATATTTAAGGCTTTTGCAGCTTCACTAATAGAATCATAAGTAATAGTAATATTATTTTTAATATCAGAAACTTCTATTGCTTGAGAGGCCTTTCCTGCTCCTTCGAGTCTTGGTTGCCCCTTTTTAAAGCCATTAGTATTACCCTTTTGAGCATCCGACATTATTTGACGAGTTTCATCTGTATGATTTTTACCAAACATAGGATTATTCTCTCCTTTTTTAGCATCAGACATTATTATTTTCGTTTTATCCGAATGTTTTCTCCCTATTGAAGACCCAGCTTTTTCTAATATATTGTACTCATGATTTTCTGATGACAGATAAAAATCCTCTCTTTATATACATTTTTCTGGTTCACAGTACTCAAGAATAATAAGAGAAAAATTTGAATGACCGTGCTTTAAGATTGCATTATAAATATAACTTTGACTATTTTTTAAGTAATTTTTCATAGACTTACAAGAGAAATCAAATGATAGCCTATTTGAGAGATCTACTGCAGAACCTATATACTGTTTACCATTTGTTAAATTTTTAAACATATAAATACCTGATTTATCCTTATTTTTTTTTAGAATTATATCTTTCGACGCCTCAGTATTAGAATATATTTTTATTGGAACAAAAGCGCAAAGTAAAACAGGATTAATAGAAACAAAATGTAAGCCCACTATAGTAGATAATTGAGAAACTAAATCACTACTAGAAATTAAAAATATTCCACCTATTAGTATAAATAGTACAATCCAGGGGAATTCGAGAATTCTAAATTGTTCTCACATTTTAATTATGTTATTTAAAAATATTTCTAAATAACTACCTGTAAATTTGGTTAACAAGAAAGAAGACATTTTCTTTCCCATTGCTCCCATTGATTTTTGTGAACGTCTGGTGTAATATACAGTTAATAACACTATAGCTCCTATTCTACATAAGAATAGGACAAAACTATGTGTTTTGGATGTTGAGTGGAATAAACCACCATATATACCTTCTCATGTATCTAATAATGCAATATTTAATGTATCGCACCATATAATCTCATAGAATAGCAGTATAAGGATAGCTACCCACTTAAAAAATATTGATTTTACTTGGCTCAAAGTGCCCGCATTGACTAATAATAAAAGAGTGCTACTAACAAAAAGCATTACTTTCTTCTG